GCAAACTCCCGCCCGATGCCGGAAGAAGCGCCGGTGATCCAGACAGTTTTGGTTGACATAAGCATTCTCCTTTTCTGCGGAAACTCCATTGCCTCTATTCTATCACGGCAGCGGATGAGAATCCATGCAAAAATTCAAGGAAAAGCTATCCCTTGTTGCCCGGGAAATTTTGGAGTATAATAGACTCAAAGAACAGCGCACTGACGCAGGAGGAAAGAAAAATGAACAAACCGGTATTGGTGGTCATGGCTGCCGGCATGGGCAGCCGTTACGGCGGCATGAAGCAGATCGACCCGGTGGGCCCCAAGGGTCAGCCCATTGTGGAGTACTCCCTGTACGATGCCCACCGCGCAGGCTTTGAGACTGTGATCTTTGTCATCAAGCACGAGATCGAGGAGGCCTTCAAAGCCGCCATCGGTGACCGCGTCTCTCAGGGCATGAACGTGAAATACGCTTTCCAGCAGCTGGATGAGCTGCCCGCAGGCTTCACCATCCCCGAGGGCCGTGTCAAGCCCTGGGGCACCTGCCACGCCGTGCTGGCCGCAAAAGACCTCATCGATGGGCCCTTCGCCGTCATCAACGCGGACGATTACTACGGCCCCGAGGCCTTCAAGGTCATCTATGAGTATCTGTCCACCCATCAGGACGGCGCAGTTTACGATTACTGCATGGTGAGCTACCTGCTCAAAAATACCGTCTCCGAGAACGGCACCGTCTCCCGCGGTGTCTGCGTGGTGAACCCGGACGGCACCCTGCACAGCGTGACCGAGCGCACCGGCATTGAGACCTATGAGGGCGGCATCCGCTGCACCTCCCTCACCGGTGAGGGCACGGATGACCTGCCGGTGGAAGCACCTGTCAGCATGAATCTGTGGGGCTTCGGCAAGAGCTTCCTGGACGAGGCCGACCACCGCTTTGCGGGCTGGCTGCGTGAGAATCTGCCCAAGAACCCCCTCAAATGCGAGTATTTCCTGCCCACCGTGGCCAGCGAGCTCATCGATGAGGGCAAGGCAGCGGTCACCGTGCTCAAGAGCACCGATAAGTGGTATGGCGTGACCTACCGCGAGGATAAGCCCACCGTGGTGGCCGCCATCGCCCAGAAAACCCAGGAGGGCCTGTACCCCGAGGATCTGTGGGCGTGATAAGCTGAAACAGGCGCAGATGCGAAACAAAATCTGGCTGAATTTGTAAAATAAACGCAAGAGAAAACGCAAGAGAAATCTTAGCGACTTCTCTTGCGTTATTTTTTTGCGCATTTTTAGGGAAAGCGAGGAAAAAGCAGGAAATGGCAAAGCACATGACCCAAGATGACCGCAAGACGCTGGAAGCCCGGTACAATGCCGGGCAGAGTGTGGCGGGGATCGCAAGGGCGATGCGATTCAATTACTCGACAATATATAAAGAGTTAAAGCGCGGCGACACCGGCAAGATGGACGCCAATGGCCGCGCCGGGTACAGCGCAGCGCTGGGACAGCAGCGTTTGTACAACAAGAAGCAGCAGCTCAGGTATTGGGCTGACCGCCCGGCGGAGTAAAGAGGATGGGAGAAGTATTCAAGCTGAACCATTGCTATAACGTGGACTGCGTTCCGGCAATGGAACTGTTCCCGGACAATTATTTTGATCTGGCCGTTGTAGATCCTCCGTACTTCTCTGGTCCAGAGCGTCGGGGCTTTTACGGCTCCAAGGTAAGCAAGATAGGCGTACACCGGGACTATCCGATTTCACCGGCATGGATCAGGCCGGGACCGGAGTATTTCAGAGAACTGCTCCGCGTTTCCAGACACTACATCGTGTGGGGCTGCAACTACTTTGATTATAAGTTTGCAACCGGGCGGATCGTGTGGGACAAGTGCAACGGAAGCTCCAGCTTTTCGGACTGCGAGATAGCGGCGACCGACTTATTTACATCGGTGCGGCTGTTCCGCTATATGTGGTCCGGCATGATGCAAGGTAAGAGCATTGCAGAAGGCAGCACCATGCAGGGAAACAAATCCATGAACGAAAAGAGAATCCACCCGACCCAGAAACCGGTTGTCTTGTACGACTGGATATTCAAAAACTATGCAGAGACGGGGCAAAAGGTACTCGATACTCACCTTGGAAGCGGAAGCAGCCGCATAGCAGCCTATGAGGCGGGGCTTGACTTTATCGGATTTGAAATCGACCCGTTCTATTTCCAACTGGAAGAAGAACGGTTTGCAGAGCACACGAGCCAAACCAGCCTGTTTCACATGGAGAGATGAAATGCAAAAAGATATGAGGGACATGGACGACGAAAGCATGAAAGCCCTTGCAAATGACATTCTCGCAAAATGCCAAGAGCAAGAGCTTTCATACGGGGAAATGAGGATTCTACTCACAGTCCTGCTTGTGCGGCTGGATGAAGCAAAAGGCAGGATTGAAAGAGCTGCGCTATTCCAAAAGGCAGAGATCAAACCTTTTTGAGCGTTGCAAGAGCGGCATCCAAGGTTCCTTTGTCCATTGCAGCATAGAGAGAAACATACCCAGTAAAGATATCCAAAGCGTAAGCAGCGGGGTTCTTGTCGAGAGGAACGCCGTTTGCCAATTCGGCCGAAACGTGCTGCAATGCTAAATCGTAAACGAACTTCTGGCGGTCGGTCATAAAAATCACCTCCTTTCCGTGCTCATTGTACCACGGGAACGGAAAATACGAAAGGAATAGAAGGATGCTTGAACTAGCAATCTGGATGTATCACATCGGAAATCCTGACCCGGTGGTTCGGGTCATTACCGATGTTGTGACCAGCCTTGTGATTCTGTGGGGCGTGGTGAACCACTACGCAAAGAAAGAATCTGACAAGGAGTTCATGGACGTTTACAACGAGATGCGAAACTGGAAAGCGGTGGCGCACTACAATGCAGAGCAGGCACAAGAGCTGCGAGAAAGGCTAAATGAAAAGTGGGAGGATTTGAGAAAGTGATACTTGAAAAACTCCACCGGAGAATCAACGAATTCCACAAGGCGTTCAACTGGCGGCGATTCCGCCGCGATGCGTTGCACCTGGGCGAAAGCCTGCTGGTGTTCGGCGTGCTGTACGGCATTTTCTCAACCCTGATCTGGGGCGTTTGCTGGATCTTCAAAATCAATTACGACCCGGATCTTGTTGCCGTTGCATGGGCGGTGCCGGTGCTGCTGGACACGCTGGTGAACAAGGCTTACGACTGGAACAACGAAGTCCGGGACTGGGACTGACAGAACCGGGAAGGCATGGGCAGACCTACCCGCCCACCATGCGGCTGAACTACGAGGGGAAGCCGCCCGGCTACCGCAAGGCCGGGGCCTTACCTACTGGGGGCAGAAAGAACACGGCAGGGCGGTCCGCATGGACGGGAGGAGCGGTATCATTTGTCCGACGCCGCTCTTTTGATATGGTACAGCCAGTGCAGGAGATGCCCTTCCGTCCGGTGCTAACCCCGGAATGTACCACCATTGACCGAATATTCACGCAGTACAGAAAGGACAAACAACATGGGAGAAGATTACAAGGCAAGGATCGAAGTGGTACTGAATAACGAGGATCATGTGGATATGTGCCTGAACGGCGAAACCACTACCCTGCAGAATCTGGCAATCGGCGTGATGGCACAGACCATTGCACTGGGCACGGACAGCTGGGATGACGCAAAGCGGTGGCTGGCAGAAGTTACGTTTGCTCTCCCGCTGGCGCTGGAAGAGGCGTGGAAAAACAAGGAGGCAGACAACACCACAGCCACCGACAAGAGCGTAGCCACCGATGCCGCCCAGGATGCCATGCAGAAGGCGTAAGGGAGAACGACCATGGACAAGAAACTTCTGAAAGAAGAGTACAAGCGGCTGCTGACGAAGGCCATTGAAGGCAGATCGGGCGGCATGGCATTGATGATCGTCCTGGAAGAAACGGACTTTTACAACTCGCCCGCCAGCGCAAAGCATCACCTGAACGTCCCCGGCGGCCTGGTGCTGCACTCGCTCAACGTGGCAAGGACTGCACTGGAACTGTGCGAGAATATGCCGCAGTTTGCGAGGTGCGATAAGAACGCAGTCCTTACTGCAGCCCTGCTCCACGACGTTTGCAAAGCCGGAAATTACATCCAGAAACCGGATGGAAGCTATCAGTATAGAGATACGGATTTGCTGGGGCATGGTGAAGCGTCCGTAATCAACATTCAGCACTGGATCCACCTGACGGACAAGGAAGTTCTGGCAATCCGGTGGCACATGGGAGCATATAGCGGAGAGCAGGACTGGGGAACGCTCAGCAAAGTATACGACCGCTGCCCGGAAGCCCTGTGCCTGCACATGGCTGACATGATCGCAACGCACATCATGGAGGTAGAAGAGTGAGCAGAGGCACCGCCTACTATGATCTTCCGAATGGTGAGCGAATAGAACTGCCGACAACCATGCCGGATGTTGAGGAAGTGCCGGGACCCCTATGTGATGGAAAATTTGAATTGCCAGAAGCCGTAAAAGAAATGTTCAAGTGGATGGATGAAACATTCGGAACATGGGAAAGCGACTTCAGCAGTTTCAAAATCTGGATGAAATTGCGGAAAAACTTCAATCCACCGGTGCGCTGGGAAGCGGTGCAGGACAAGCGTCGAAACCCAAAGCCTTTGGGCCGAAACACCTATTTATATAAAGCAAGGAAGATCAAGAGCTTGGCAAGAAGTACACATACCAGAGTATCCCTGCACAAGGGAAAACAAAAGGGCACTGAAGAACAGTGCAAGCACACATTCAAGATAACCACAGCCCGGTGCGCGCCTTGCAGTGGTTACAACGTGGAGTGCGAGCACTACGAGAAAAGCAATGCCGCTGATACAAAGCATGGTTCTTCTCAACCGTGAAATAAGCAGCCCTGCACCGCAGAAGCGGGGCTGCTTTTATATGGCGCATGGCGCTTTTTCTAGGCATTGAGCGCTGCAAGCAGGGCCGGACCCTGTATGCGCCGAGTTGAGTTTTCCATGGAAGCCGGCACGGTCAGGAAATCAGCCGTCCGGCATAGCGAAATGGTGCTGTACAGCAGCGTCCTCCTTTCCGTTCAAGCCCGGTGAAAGACCGGGCTGCCATTTCCGCGAAAGACGCACCCGCATGGATTTGACGGGAATGGGTGCGCCGCAGCATGAGCGTAGAAATGCCCTGTTCAATCCGCCCAGGAACAAAAGCGGTAGGCCATTGCCGTGGCCGCCCCGTCCGGCGCTCTCTTGCCGGGCGGGTCTGATATGCGGACGCATAGAGGATGCACCTGCTTCTGACAATCCACCATGAACAGGTGAGCCAGTTCGATGCTGGCCGTCCGTGCAAGACGAAAAAAGAAGGGATGAAAGAGCTGTGAAAATTGATGTAGGAAAAATTGCTCTAGTGGCAGTCCTGATCGCTGGTGTACAGATGAATACGCTTTACCACAGAATTGACGATCTGGAATGCCAGCGAGATATCTACAAGTCCAGATACGAGGACTGGGAAGGCGTGTCGAAAGAAATTGCAGGGTATGCAGATACCCTGCGGGATTCGCTGAAAGCGCGGGACCGGTTGGATGGAAAGTTACTAGTAGAGGATGCCGGAGACTTCCTCTGCACGGCATACTGCACCGAAAAGCGGGAGCACATCTGTGGAACAGGAACAGGAATTACCGCCAGCGGCGCGCCGGTTGAAGGAGGTGTGACGGTGGCGGCAGACCCGGACATTTTTCCGTTCGGGACCGTCCTCTACATTGAGGATGTGGGCGTGAGAATCGTTCAGGATACCGGAGCCAGCGTAAAGGGAAAACATCTGGATGTTGCCGTTTCCGGTAGCCATAAGGATGCGCTGAACTGGGATGGCTACGGTCAGCACAGGGTTTGGATCATCCGGGAGGCGGAGTAAATGCAGAAAGCAATCGCCATTGATTTTGATGGATGCTTATGTACGAATGAGTATCCGAACATCGGAAAGCCGATTCTGCACATTATTGACGAAGCCAAGAAACAGCAAGCTAAGGGCGCTGGGCTTATCCTGTGGACTTGCAGAGAAGGAAAGCTGCTGGAAGAAGCCGTGGCGGCCTGTGAAAAGTGGGGGCTGCATTTCGATGCGATCAACAAAAGTCTGCCTTCCTGGATCGAGGCGTGGGGCAACAATCCCCGCAAGGTCGGGGCAAATGAATACTGGGATGATTGTGCTGTGATAGCAGACCAGACCTGCATATTGCGGAGCGATAAGTGCTTCAAGGAGAATCAGAAATGAATCTTCCAGATAAAAAATACACGGTGATCTACGCAGATCCACCGTGGAGTTACCGCCAGCACGGAACTGGCCCGAAAAGCCGGGGCAATGCAGAGCAGCACTATCACACAATGGATGTGGATAGCATCTGCGCACTGCCGGTCCAACAGCTTGCGGGGGGGGGGGCAGGGTTGTGCCCTGTTCATGTGGGCCACGTTTCCGACCATCCCGGATGCACTCCGGGTAATGGAAGCGTGGGGATTTACTTATAAAACCGCCGCTTTCGTCTGGATCAAGAAATATAAATCAGGCGGGAACTTTTACGGCATGGGCGCGTATACCCGCGCAAATGCGGAGGTTTGCTTGCTGGGAGTGACACCGGGATTCAAGGCAAAAGAGCTGGTCAAAAGCCATTCGGTGCATCAGGTGATCGAATCACCGATACAGGCGCACAGCATAAAGCCGGATGAAGCCCGCCGCCGGATCGTTGAATTGCTGGGCGATGTGCCCCGCATTGAATTGTTTGCCCGCCAGCACGCGCCCGGATGGGATGCGTGGGGCGATGAACTGGAATAACAGGAGGAAAGAAACATGGATGGACTTGTGAAAACACTGGGTGTTCTGATGGTTTTGGCAGCTGTGGCACTGTGGGCGGCACTGATTTTCTTTGTGCCTGCCGCACTGATTAAGTTCCTTTGGCTTTATCTGGTGGCATGATGGACAATGAAACGCTGACACGGATTCTGTCCGCACGATTTATAACGTGTAATGAGCAGGCCCGAAAAGGCAGTAAGGGATGCACGAAAGAGTGCAAACTCTATGAGCTGCAAGAACCGGGTATGACCTGCCGGGACAGCGTCCTTCTCCACGCAGAGGAAGCAAAGAAAATTTTGAAAATAAGGTCGCACAACTCCTGACACAGGCCGCCCGCTGCGGCGGCCTTTTTTGTGAGCATGGGAACAGGCCCGGCCCGGTTCAACTCCGGGATTGCCCAAAACTGAAAGGAGAACACACCGATGCAGAGGTACTACATTTTGCTGAAAGCGACCGGTGCTGGTGGGTGGCCGGGTTGGCTGCCGTACCGGCTGGATGCGGACAGCGCCGAACAGGCTGCTGAAAAAGCCAAGGAGCAGGCCGAGAATCATTACCCGGAGTACGAAAAGTTTGAAGTTCAGGCTATCGAAATTGAAAGGAGAAGCAAATGAAGCTGGCAGCAATCGCAAAGCTCATTAAGGCAGATGGGCACTGTAAACTCTACAAAGTGTTCTATGACGATTGCAGAACCTATGATTTGTACATTGGAACCAAAACGGCAATCTTCCCGCTGACCGGATTTCCGAAGGCACAAAATGAAAGTGAGTTGGCAACCCTCCTGGGCATCAGCAAAAAGGAATGGGCAGACATCGAGTTTGATAATGACTGCCCGGATGATCTCCATCACATCGAAGGGATGGATTTGGACGACACGGCAGACGGAGAAATGGACTGCGTGACCGGAAGAATCGGTATCCGGTACTGCGGGTGTGAACTGGTTCCAATGATCGAGCCTGTTTCGGGAACGGTCGGTTTTGTGGATGCGAAGCAGATCATGCCAGTAGCAGATGAAATCCGCAAGAGCGGATATTTCAAATACTGCGCCAGGAAGATGGCGAGCGGCGGACGCTACTATGTTATCAAGGACGGAATGGTGGTGCGCGGCGCGGTGCTTCCTGTAAAGCTGGAACCTCTGGCAAAGTCTGGACTGCGTGAGCTTGCCGACATGGTGAAAAAGACTAGGGATGTTGCCGATGTGGAGGACTTGAGCGAACAGGAGGACAAAAACGATGCGTAAGACTTTGGAACTGCTGGCTTTGTCCACCTGCACTGCCGCGCTGTGCGTAACACTGACTGGGTGTGAAGCAGTCAAGGGCACAGCAAGCGGTGAAAAACCGGTCAAGACGGTATATGTTTACCTGCCGGACGGCACTTTACTGGACAAAGGACGGGCGGACAAGGTAAGTTCGTTTGCACACAATGATCGTATCGTGAAAGTCACGATTGACGGGAAAACATACGAGACCAGCTGGGCCAATGTGGTTTTAGTGGAGGAATAACGATGAGTAAGGTTTTGAAAAGCGTAACCTTGGGCAATGTGAAAAATGGCGGCATCTTCAAGGCGCTGGGCAAGGAGTTCGTGAAGCTGGATGCAGACGAACACGGCTGCCTTGTTCTGGCAAAGGACATTTGGACGAAAATGCCGTTCCGTGAAGGTGACGACCCAGAATGCCCCAACGATCTGCGCCGGAGCGAGATTATGCCATATCTGGGTAACTGCTTGGCAGAGTTTACAAAGAACGGCACTCCGCTGAGTACATTCATTCCGCTCAGAATCGACCTTCAGGACACGACCGGCCAGAACGAATACGGAATCTTTGAAGTGAGGATTGGCCTGTTGACCCTGCGCGGGTACGGAAAATATTGGCGGCTGATCCCGAAGGTAGATGCGCCGTGGTGGTTGGCAACGCCTTACGGCACGCCGAATTGCTCTCCGCGCACCAACAATGGCAGCAACGTCTGGTACGTCAGCACCGATGGCTCCAACGGCAGCGACGGGTACAGCAACTCCTATGGTGTTCGCCCCGTTTTGTGCTTTTCCTCTGCACTCTTGGTCTCTGTTGAGGACGAAGGCGAGGCCGGGTTTTCTCTTGCAAATGTTCCGCTGGATGATCTGCTGGCTGAGATCAAGAGCCGGACGGAGGGTTGACCATGGATGCAGTGAAAAATGACGTGAAGCGGCTGGTCAAAATTGAGCTGGCCGCTGCAAACAAGAAGTTTCGGATGTTTGCAGGGCCGCATGAGGGCGCGGGAATCATCCAAGAAGAAGTCGTGGAAGCTGTGAAGGAAATGAACGGTCTGCGTCAGGAACTCAATGCAATGTGGATGAATGTTTACTCCAACAATCCGCAGATTTCCACGAAGGGTGTATATGATCGGGCTGTTGCTCTGGCCGTGGAAGCTATTCAGACAGCAGCGATGGCCCGGAAGTTTGAGCGCAGCCAGCGCCGTCACTGGCCGGGGGCAAAGGATCCGCACTATGGTGAAGAAGAATGACGCACCTACCGAAATCGAGACCATCATGCTGACCATGAGCCGCCCGGTGGCCGAGGCTGTGCAGACTGCCTGCGAGTGGTATCTGCGGCTGCACATGGGACAGTTCTGGGATCTGGCAGAAGACTTGTGCTTTGCAAAATTCTACTCGGACGCGGAAAGCAATGCGTTTCAGAGCGAGGAACAGCGTAAAAACGCTTTTAATGTTGCGATAGACCGCAGAAATACCATGCTGCTAGAAATGGAACGGCTGTACAGCAGATGCGTTCTCCCCGCCCCGACCTCAGACGTAATGAAGGCACCGTACCGGGCAGAACAGGTATGGCTTGTTATTCGCCACGCCCTGGCATGGCATGACAAGCCGGAGGGCGACTGGATGAATGTGGAGTTCGATAAACCACTGAACCGTTCGGATCAGCCGCAGCCGACCATAAAGCTGACCGAAGTGCAGGACAACACAAAGCCTGCCTGTGATGGCTGATGCGCAAAGTGTGGGGGTGCACTGAAATGAGTGCTGCATTATTCGATCTGGACAATGATGGAACGCTGGAAATCCTCATATCCAGAGCAAATATCAAGAAGATAACACGGGTGACGGTTGCAGAGCCGGGCAGGAAAACGGCAAAAATCTTCCTTCCAGATGTACCGCCGCTGGAATCAGAATGGGAGCTGAATCCAGGACGGTGCACCTGTGAGCATTTCCGCTGCAAGAAATGCCATTTCATCAACTGTGTGGCCGTTAAATACTGCGGCGAGTGCGGGGCAAGGATGAAAAATGCGGGCGTAAAGCCGGAAGATTTGCCTCTTCCGGCGCTCGATGAAAGGTGAACTTTAATGAGACAGAACGGAGCAATGTTTATCTGCAACCGGTGCAGAAAGCAGGTGTTCGCGGAACGGCTCGACGATGGTGTGTTTGACCAGAAAGCATTGGATGGTTGGGCGATTGAAATGAGAAACATCCATGGAATCGGAGATCTGTGCCCAGAGTGCTACAAAGTGTACCGCGAAACGATGGATCGTTTTTATGAAGGTGGCCGACATGGAGGATAAGACAGATAACTCCCAGAAAAAGGAAGAACACGATTCTTTGAAACCTGCAAGGGATGCCATTGCAACTGCTATGCGGGCCGCCCAATTTGCGAAAGCGATCGGCACCCCACTGCCGAAACCACTTAAATGGCAGCGTGAATTCTATGACGCTACCGGTGTGTTTCCATACGGCTGGTATGAGTGCCCGGTATGCGGGTCCAGGACAGATTGGGAACCGCACGCCTGTCCGATTTGCCACACACTGCTAGAACCGTGACGAAAGGAACACAGGATGATGGAACCTGAAAGAACCTGCTGCACCTGCCGCTGGCATGAGGGCTACACCTGGGTATGCTTCAACGGCAATTCTCCGAACCGTGCCGACTTCACTGACCCGGAGGACACCTGCGAGTGCTGGGAAGTCAGAACGGAAGAAAACAGCATCGGTGACTACGAAGTAAACTAATCAAGCTCTAATCAAGAATTAAGCAAGCCCGTCGTTAAATTGCCGCCCTGACGAGGCGGCAAGGGGCTTGTATGTGTAACTTAATCTAGCGACCACAGAAGAACACAAGCCGGGGAAAGCGGGGGTCAAGGGGGAGAAAACGAGGGCGGGTCTGTATGGCTTGACGGAATGGGAAACTTAGAAAGACCTGCCCGGCGTTGTGTCCCCCTTGTCCTGCGAAGCCGTGTGTGTTTGGTCCACAGAAAAGAAAATCCCAGTAGAACTTTGCGGAAGGAGGAAGTGAACGGTGCGGGCATGGTACATTCGGGAGCAGAGACACATTCTTGGAACGTCCGATTATGCAGAAGTGGATCTCTTTGAAACAACGGACAAAGAGCATACCGCATCCGCTCGCCGCAAAAGAGAGCTGGCAACCTCCATTGCGCAGCAGAAGTATAACGACATGATAGCAAGGCGGTATTTCTGCCAGCTGGCCTATACGAATTTCGGGGAAAGCGACTGGGCAGTCACGTTTACATACGACCACGACCACCAGCCAGCACCCGGAGATTTTAACCAAGTAGACCGGGACTGGACGAATTTTACCCGCCGCTTGAAGCGCTTCTGCAAAAAGATGGGTCGAGAAGCATCCAAGTGGATGCAGGTTGCAGAGTACAGCGTGATGGACGAGGACGGGAAAGTTACCGGCAGACACCACCATCATGCGATCCTGCAAGGCAATCTGACATGGCAGGAGATCAAGGACTTGTGGCGGGACAGCACCGGGCGGCCGATGGGGCTTGTGAAAGTTGAACCTATCGACCTGACCTGTTCCAGCTTTGAACGCCTGACAACCTACATGACGAAAGCCCGCGCCCGTATCCGGAGCTGGCGACAGAGCCAAGGGCTGCAAAAGCCGAAAACCCCGCGCCCGAACGACACCAGATGGAGCCGCAAGCGCTTTGACGAAGCGTTTGCTTTGCCGGATGATCGTGAATACTGGGAGAAAAAATACCCCGGTTATACCCTGCGTGAGTGTGAGCAGCATATCACCGGCAATAACACCAAGCACCTGATCGTGAAACTGAAAAAGAAGCCGGACACACGGCGGAAGAACAGGAGGAACCAGCCATGAGCGCCAGACTGGAACTGGACGATCTGCCGCCGCGCTACCGTGCGCAGGCGGAGGCTCAAATAGCAGCCAGACAACGGGGAAAGTGTACCCATACGCAGCCAATGGCGGAGGCCGCAAGCGCTGCTGGGCAGTTGAACAAAACTTTTGATTCCTACGGAGAGTATGTGTATTACATCGGCACGATCTTGCCCGGCATTCAGTCCGGCAAGATCGTGTCAGCAGAACCACACCCGAAGTGGACGCTGCTGCAAGAGGAAGAATACTGCGCAGTGAAACTCCCGGCGGCGCATTACACGGCAGACTATAAGCTCACCTATGCAGACGGACGGGTGGATGTGGTCGAGATCAAGTCGAAGTTTACCCGGAAAGCACAGCGGGATTATATCTATCGCCGTAGGCTTTTTATCGACCTCATAGCCAAACCGCAAGGATGGGGATTTGTTGAAATCATTACACCGGACACGAAAGCAGAAACGAAAGAGTGGAAGCGCCTGGCTGAACAGGCGGGAAAGGAACAATTATGGGCAAAAGCAGAGCAAGGCTGCCGGCATTTTACCGGCAGAGCATCCAGAACGCGGTGAACCAGCAGATCAACATCAGCAAGTCGAAGCACCGCACCATGCTGAACCGTGAAGCAATCGGGCAGGTCGTTTCGTACTGCGCTGTTGCTGCGGCGCATGATCTCTGGGACTGGGGCGAGAAAGAATCTACGCTTCTGACCCTGAAAATGAACAATGCTGCATCCCGGTACATTCTGGATCATGACAAGTATGGTGCACCGGAAGCAAAAAAGCGACTGGAAGCGCGCACTGCCCACCTGATGCCGGAAGAATTTTGGCTTCCGGTGGGTGGTCTGGTAGGCTCTGAAAAAAAGCTGCGTGTTCTGGCTGAACGCCGGGACGCTGCAAAGATGATCGTTCGTTTCTTTGTGGAATCGCTGGAAGAAATGGAGTACACCCCTGAACAGATCGAGGTCGTGAAGGAAGAAATCAAGAAAAATTACCAGCAGTTCCTCGACTGGGTGGACGATGGCGGAGAAGAAGTTGCCTATGATCGTCTGCGCCGGGTCATTGAGGACATTTACGGCGTGGGTGCCATGGTGGAGCGCGTCAAGGGTGAAGAACCCGTTTTCGGAGAACCCCTTTTCAAGAAAGATTTTTGATTTTTTGGGAGGACTGAGCAGTGAAAGTACACGAGGCGGAGGCAATCTTGAAATATTATGCGGACATCCCGCAGCGGATAGAGATCATCCGCCGTCAGTGTACCGCGCTGAGCGACGAAGTGGACCCTATGCGGGGAATGGGCACCGATGGAATGCCCCGTGGTGGAACGCCTGGGGACAGCACGGCGGCGATGGCCTGCCGGATGGATGAACTGGGCATTGGAGACCAACTGCGTCAGCTGGAACGGCAGCGGGCTGTGTTGCTGGAAGATCAGAACATTATCCAAGGACAAATGAACCGGATGGACAGTGGCCACAATCTGATTTTAACGGAGTTCTACATCAACCACAAAAAATGGCACGAAGTACAGCAGAAAGTTCCATACAGTGTGCAGCACTTGAAGTACCTGCGAAACGTCGCTCTTGCACAGCTGGGAAGGAACCTGGAACGGCTCCCGGAGTGCGCCGCTTTATTATCGCGTGCGTTAAACACGCGCGAGGAACAGCGCCGAGCGGATGCCTGGGCGGAGGGTGACATTCTCTTATAGGCAAGGCTGCCTGCGGAACTTCATGTGCAGGCGCTTCCGCAAAATCGTGTCCGATGGTCGTAGAAAAACAAACACGACTACCCCAAAAATCTGAAAACAGGCATAGAAATAACCCGGCGGGCAGTTGGCCTACCGGGTTTCGTGCAAAGGAGGACAAAGTTATGGGAAAGAAGCATAAAAACAAGGTTCGGGTGCTGCCCGGAAGGATGTATAGGCTGGTGCGGAGTGACAGGAGCGTATACTGTGACGCAGAGAACGCGCTCAGAACCTGCTTTATCGAAGAAACCAAAGAGCGGCGGACCGCACGGGAAGAGGGCGAACTGTGCCGGTTCGTGAGGATGGCACCGGATGGTGGCGTTGAACTGATTTCAAACGCAGGAAACGTAGTCCGTTTCAAAAACGCAGAAGATCTTACGAAAACGCTGCGTTTCGCAAAAGATGTGCTGAGGATTACGGAGGTCTTGAAAAATGGGAATCAAAATTGAATTGAAAAAACGCATCGAGAAAACCATCAAAGAAAGAGCAGCCAGGAAATTGAGCAAAGAGGAACGCCGAAAATGGGATTCCTGCCCGGTAGTTCTGAAAGACGAAAACGGGAACGTGTCTATGTTTGCACTGGGGTCGGATGTTATTCGATTCAAGAACAAAGAAATGGCAGAAGCGACAATGGACGCTGTTATGCGGTCATTCGATGAAACGGAATGATGGAATCTCGATGGTTTCATTCATACGTTTCGGAAATCGTCCACGGTGATTCTTTCGCAAATGCTGCTGCACGATGTAGCCAAGTGATTCCATAGACAATTTTTCCGAGGATATAACACGAAGCGCGGAATCTTTGCTGGCTTGAACGGTATATTCAATTTTACCTCCAGCAAGATTTTTGGTACTTATTCTAACCTGCTGTCTGTTCTGCATACAAAGTCCTTTCAACACTTTAAGCCCGTCAGGTCATCGACCTGGCGGGCTTTTTGGATTTCGTGATTTACTTTTCGTGCGGCGGGTCATCCGGCGGAGCGTTGCGCTTGATGATGATCTGCGCCTCGTTGGGATCCCGGCCTTCCTCTGCGCTTGCCTGGGCGATCTGTTCAGCCAGACCTACCGGCAGACCGTTTTCGTCCAGCGGACCGGTGTAGCCGTCGTAGTCCACGATGTTGATGCAGGGCGGTGGCGGGACGGTCTTGTAATACCTGCCGTCCTCATAGTTCTGATCCGTGACCCGGTTCCAGTAACCAATGTCGCCGTGCTCTTCCTGGGCGGCTTCCATTGCTTCTCTGGCCTGTTCTTCCGTCAGACCATCGAACAGCAGGCGGGAGCCGTCCGCAAAAGCGGCGACCAAACGCCACGGCGCGAAAAATTCTTCGTATTCCATGCAAAACCTCATTTCGTGAGAGAAAATGTATCAAAAAAGCGGGTTTTCGTGATTGAATTGAACTTTTTGAAGCTGGAAAGTTGAATTTCGTGGTTAAAAAGCTGCTTTTCGTGGCTAAGACCGGATTTTTGCAGATAAATTGCAAATTTCGTGGTCAAAAAGTAAGATTTCGTGAAGTAAGATTCTTTACTCCGGGATGTAACCGTTCAGGCAGCGATTGAAACCGCGTTTCGTGAGGGCATCGGTAACTCTGTCCTCTGGGAAGTAGTAAGTAGAACCGTCTGCCGCAGGAACAGCCCCGGCGGGATGCTCTGCGCCGGTGTACCAGTCCGTTTCCGTGTCGTACTTGCGGTGCAGGTACTTGTAAACGTCACGCTGGGCTTTGTCGAACACCTCCACGAAAGAGAAGGATGCACAAGGCGGCATCTCTTTTGCCAGCATGGGTGCGTTCTGCGCCAGCCATGCAGCCATTACGGTCTTGGCTGCATTTCGTTTCGGCTTGCCTTCCCGGTGCACCAGATCCAGCAGCTGCACAACAAAGGGCTTTGGCAGATCGTTCAGCACTTCTTCCAGCGGGTACGGATTTTCGTGCAGCAGGGGCGACGTGCGCAGCTCCGGCACGAGATCCAGATCGTGACAGGTTACAGGCTTCTGGCGGTCGTCGATGCGCTCACTGGTGTAATACAGCATATCTTTGATTGCGTTCTGTGCCGCGTCGGAAAGCTGCTCCACCAGAGCAACACTGTCTGCAAAGCTGATCTGCGCCTCGTTTCGTTCGCCGGTGCTGCGGCCCGTCTTATAGGCCGCATCAATGATACCAAGCTCCATAGCCAGCCGGAAAATGTGCTTGCAGGGCTTTTTGCGCTTTACAAAATCGTTGCAGGTGCAGCTTGCAAGGCTGGTCTGGTACGGCTCTTTGCCGGATCCATAGAAAACCCCGGTTTCGTGTTCCTTGTCTACGGAAAGCGGGCTGGTCTTGCTCTGCTGGGCGCCGGCAAGGCGCTTTTCCTCGTCAGTGTCTGCGGGATGCTCTGTCCAGGGGCCGAAGGCGGGAATCATAGTCATAACGGGAAACCTCCTTTTCGTGTTTCGTTACTGTCATGATAGAGCAAAACGCAAATAAAAGCAATAAATTAGAACAAGATTTCGTGACGGGATGCAAGAATAACCCCGGCGGGCTGCCGGGGCTGGCGGTCAGAACGGCAGGCCGGTATAGTTGCGCATGGGAATGGCATCGGCGGCGGGAACCAGCATATTAAGCAGCTGCCGGTATAAAGCCGGGTTTGCTGCACGCTGGGCACGGAAGTCCTCTAGGAATTGCGCCTGCGCTGCCAGATCAGCCAAGTTTTCGTCATCCACGTTGTAGCATTGGCATTGATCCGGCCCAGCGGAGTATATCCAACATCGAACCATGAAAACACCTCCTTTCTGTTTCGTGATGTTCCCGGCGTAAATGTCGGGAAGATGGGGCGGGGTTAGAGGCTGGTCTTGTGTGCGCCCTTGTCGGTGTGCTCCCAAACGTCCACGGAGTAGCCAACCTTGCGGAACTTCTCCGCGAGTTCGTGCGCTTGGCCCGGGTTGTTGCTCCATGTGGTGAGCGGGTAGCCGGACTTGTTGTAAACGATCTGATAACGTGTCATGTAGAAAACTCCTTTCGTGTTTCGTGATGTGCTCCCGGCATGGTGCCGGGTGCCGGTGAGGTAGGGCCGCTTTATCCGGTGCGCACCCTGCCAGGGCTTCCGGGCCTGCATCAGGCGTGGACAGTGGGCAGGGCTGCCAGATCGGTGAGGCGGGGCACGGTCAAGTGGTGACGTTCTGTCACCGATTCCGGGTGCTGGATCTGGGCAGCGCGCTCTGCGGCGGCTTCGATGATCTCCGTCATCCGCTTTGCGGCTTCCTCCGGCGTGGTGAAGTTCTCGACTTCGCGGATGTGGGTCTTGCTGATCCGGTCGGACCAGTCGATCAGGCGGGCGGGGTCAAAGTTGACCGGCTGCACGGTGATCTTGCAGGTGGTGGGCTTGCCGTTGGTGTAGTAGTCGGCGGTGACGATGTAGGCGATCTGGGTGGTGTTCTGGTTCTTCATGGTTGTTACTCCTTTTCGTTCTGTATTTCGTGCTGATACTCCCGGCGGCCTGCCGGATGGGCTGTTACCCATGAGCGCCCGCCCCGGTCTGGGGCGGCTGGGCTTGCACCAGCGGCAGCGGGAACGCTGTCGGCCTTGCGGGTTTCGTGTCAGGCGTTGAGCTGTAAAAACGTGCTCTGCGTGGGGATCAGGTGCCGGGTGAGGGTGTCGGTGTAGCTGGCCTCTCCCTCGTAGCTGTCAACCACCCGGCGGTCTGCGGCGGCCATATCGTGATAGCTCTTTTTGCCGTAGGTGGGAGGCAGCCAGCCTTTACGCTGTCCGGCGTAGAGGTTGAAGGACTTCAAAACGTCCGTGTTCGTAAACTCGATGTGGCAGGTGCCTTTCTTGTAAAACGTGGCGGTGAAATAGTGCAGCTGGATCTTCTGGGTCTGGCCGCTCTTTTCGGCGGCATCCAGCACGGCGCGGAGTTCGTCCCCATTGTAGGGCTTGCCGTTCGTGTCCAGGAAGTGCAGCACCCGCTCGATCTGGGCAACATGGCCTGTTGCGTTGTACCGGGGGCAGAAACGCCCATCGTATGTATCAAAGGCGTTGCAGCGGAAAATGACCTTGCGGTTGATCTTGTACGCGGAGTTCGTGCACCAGCCGTTGTAATAATGCACGTTCTTGCTGTACTCGTCGTTATAATGCAGGTTCGTCCAGTCGTCGAACAGCTTTATAATTTCGTGGTCGATGCTGGAAAGAAGATTTCGTGAAATTTCTTCCCGGACGGTCAGAATGTTGTACGCGCTGAAGTCGTAGCCTTCAAGCTCTTTGATTCGCTTCTGGTAATCCTGCTGCATTTCGTAGGTCATCGCATCGAACAGCTGCGGCATTTCAAACAGCTGTTTCCAGTACATCCCGCGCAGTTCCCGGATAGCGTCGTTATAAGATTTCGTGAAAGCCATCACGGGGTTTTCTTTCTTACCAGCGCCGGCGGAGGAAAACAACGACTTGATTCCGTTGTACTCTTCATAGATCCGGCGCACACCCTCTGCGGCGGCGTTGTACCGCTCAATGGCTGCCGTGATGGGGTCGGAAGATACCAGGGCGGCAAACTCCGGGTTTTCTTTCAAGCGCTCTGCGGTTTCGTTTTTCAGATCCAGGCGGATCCGGCTCACCGGCTCCCGGTCGGGAATATCCACCGACACAAGCGCCACCTCCACGCGGGCGGCGCGGCGGGCGTTCTTGAAAGCGTCCGGGTAATACTTCACTGTTGCGTGCAGCGCTTCCAGCCGTGCGGCCAGCTCTTTCCGTTCGTTGGTGCAGGGGTTGCGCAGGGTTTCGGCGTTGAGCAGACAGCGGATTTTGCCGCCGTCCTGCATGACATCCAGCGCTTTGAGTAGGTGCCGCGCACCCTCTGAAAAAGGCGGGTTCATGACGATTGCGGCGTATTTCGTGGTGGGGCGGAAGGTCAAGAAGTTATCATGCACCACCCGAAAACCGTCTTTCTTCAGCACGGCGCGGAAGTCGCTGGAAAGCTCGATGCAGTCAAGCTCCGCGTTTCGTGCCTTTCCCTTGTCGTATTGGTCAACCTCGCCGGTCTTATAGTCGTGGTGGACGTTGAACGCCAGAGCGTGGACCTGACGCGCAAGCGCTCCATCACCGGCGGACGGTTCAAGGATGGGTTTCGGGTAGGTGGTGAACCCGGATTTTACTTCCCGCAGGGAAAAGACCATATCAAAGGCCAGACTGTCCGGCGTGGGGTAGAAGTCCAGGGCATCGTTGGGGGTGGTCATGGTGTAAACCTCTTTTCGTGTTTCGTGATATGCCCGGCGGAATGCTGGGCGGTGGGGCGGGGCCGCTTTGTCCGGTGCGGCCCTGCCAGGGCATCCGGTTTCGTGTCAGGCGTTGAGCTGGTAGCCGCGGCGGGCGCAAATGAGGCGGAGCCGGGCGGCGGCGATCTGCTGGCGGACCGCTTCGGGCCTGCCGGTGCACTGGGCTTCCCGGCGCAGGTCTTGCAGTGTCCACTGCTGACGGATGATCTCGCGGGCCTGCTCAAAGATGTTGTCAAACTTCTTCATGATTTCGTTCTCCTTTCGTATCATGCAAACAGGCGGTTGCATACCTGCTGTATTTCGTCGTTCGCCTTCATCGGGGCAATGAGCACGGAAACGGCGGCCTTCTTCGGGTCTACGGTGTCCGTTGCCAGGATGGGCGCAAACGGGCTGTTGCTGCTGTGGTAAACAAATTCGTGATGATCCACAAAAGCGTCATACTCCGAATTTATCATGATGGGCCGGGATCCGTTGCGGAACATTCGGAACGTGCCCCAGACTTTGCCCTTTGCTTCGACTTCCTGCAAGATCGAAGTGCGTTTGACTTCTTCTTTGCAGGCGCTGAACTTCTGGAACATCTGCGCGGCGGTCAGCTGGTGCGGATCGTTGACCACAAACCCGGCATCACTGGAAACGATGGTCACGCCGTCGGCGGGTGCGTCCTGCATGGTCACGGGCTGGATAACATCCCGGTAAAGGATGGCGGGCAGCTTGAACGCTGCATAGCCGGTGATGATGTACACGCTGCCGCTCTGGCAGGTGATCCGAACGGCGTTGCGGCTTTTTGCCTGCCCTTTCAAATAGGCGGTGATCTTCTTCACGTTCAGCCCGGCGGGGGTGCTGGTTGCTCTTTTCATATTGCAAAAACTCCTTTTCGTTTTCGTTCTGTTTTTCGTGCCCGGTGCGCTGCCGGGGTAGTGGGGCGGGGTTGCTTTGCCCGGTGCAGCCCTGCCAAAATATCCGGTTTCGTGGTGGTGGGTCATGCCAGCAGCCCGGCGGCGATGCTTTCAAAGTCCAGCTGTTTCACGGGTGCTTCATCCGGCGCGGCTACGGCGGCGGGGGCCTGCTTTGCGTCCTCTACGGCCTTCCGGGTCTTGCGCCAGGCATCCAGCGCGGCGGCCTGACCCTTGCGGTCGGTTTCGGGAACAGCCAGGAAAGCGGCCTTTGCTTCCCGCTCTGCCTTGCGGAGTGAATCCGGGGCGGGCTGTGCGCTGGCCTGCGCGGCCTTTTTCGTGGCGGCGGGTTTCTTTGTGGCTTTCGGTGCGGTGGGCTTGCTGGCCTTCTTTGCGGCCTTCTTCGTGGGCAGCGGATCGACGTGCACAAGCTCCGGCAATTCGTGGTGTTCTTCGGTGATGATGGGGGCCGGGGTGCTGGCGGTCTGCTCTGCTGCTGCCTTTGCGGCCTTGCGTTCTGCGGCCAGCTTTTTGTTATACTCCATGATGGCGGCGACAGATCCGAAGCGGCCGGCGGGGGCCTGCTTTGCGTCGTGTACCTGCAAGCAGCTGAACAGGTGCGATTTCGTGGGGTAGAAATGCGGCGCGGGGGCTGCTTCCTTACCTTCGGCTTCAGCGGCTTCCCGCTGGGCCTTGCTGGGGCGGGTGGTGTACTTCCACAGGTAGCATTCAATCAAATGCGTTTCGCCCTTCTTGACGCTCTTGCCTTCCTTCTTCCAATAGTCGAAAGTGTGCAGCTCTGCCGCTGCAAGGATGATTTCAACGTCCGTGATGGTGGCGGGCTGTTCGTTGCCGTTCTCGTCGGTGGTGACTGCGTTTGCAGCCATTGCGGCGATCTGCTCCGGGGTGTGGTGCGCGGTGGCGATGGCGTGCAGGGTGACGGGGTCCAGCTTCGCGGCTTCGTTCATGATGATCTGATTGTTGGTCATGCCTTTCATGGTTCGTTCTCCTTTGTTCGTTGTGGTTGATGTTCGGGATGATCTCCCGGCGGCTGCCGGGGTAGTGGGGCGGGGCCGCTTTGTCCGGTGCGGCTCTGCCAGGGCATCCGGTGGGCATTCAGCCCAGAAGCGCGGCCGCGGCATCCTGCCAGGTGGGAAAGCTGTAGAACGTGCGGCGCTCTGCGTTGGTGTTCTCGCCGGTGATTCGTGCGGCGATCCGCTGCCCGGTGCGGGGGTCCCACCCTTCCAGCCGATACCCGGCGGCCTGAAGGCGGCGGGCTGCGGCGTTCTCCTTGCGGTTCCGTTCGCGGATCTGTTCAAGTGTCATCATGGCGCAGGCTCCTTTCAATCTTCGGTGCAGTCATGGCAAAACAGAGCGTCAACCACTCTGTCATCTGCGAAATTGTCCGGGGTGTCGTTGGCATCAACTACCAGCTGCACCCGGTCATAAATCCGCAGATCGGTTTTTGCATCGACGGCAAAAAACCAGTCGTCACCGTCCAGCGCATCGGTGCACCAGACTTCAACCGCGCCGTCATCGGTGGCGGTCATGCCCTGCACAATGGCCGGGGCGATGTAGCGGCCCAGGGGGCCGACGGTGTAGGGGCATTGCGCCGCGGCCTTTGGTGCGGTGCCTGCCAGCAGTGCGGCCACCAGTGCGGCGGCGGTGGTGATCTTCTTTGCAGTGTTCAAAAGTTTCATGATCTTTGCTCCTTTGCTTTTCAGGTTTGCCCCGGCGGGCTGCCGGGGGTTATGGGGCGGGGCCGCTTTGTTTGAGCGGTGCGGCCCTGCCAGGGCATCCGCTTGACTTTACCGCCTTTCGGTGGTAAACTGGCTTACAAGATGCGTTGTGGAAAATTCATCTTGCAAGCCTGTCACCTGCTTTAGTGGGTGGCGGGCTTTTTTGCTGCCTGCTTCTTTTTCCACTCTGCCAGGTAGGCGGCCCAGATCGCTTTTTTCAAAGCGGCGGGGAGTTTGAAAAATTCAATGCTCATGTGTGCTTTTCTCCTTTCGGCTTACTCGCAACCGTCCGGCTGTTGTCCGGATCGCTTGCTGTGGCTGCATTCTAGCATGACGGAATGCCACTTGTCAAGCATGACGGAATGCTTTCTACGTTTTGCACAAAAGAATGACGGAATGCTTGTTGATTTTTGCATGGCGGAATGCCGCTTTTTTTGCTATAATAAACGCAGGCGCGAAAGAGGTGATATAATGCCTATCTCGGACAAAAAGAAAATTTCAAACAGCCGGTATATTGCAAAATGCGATTCAATCCAGATTCGCCCACCAAAAGAACGCGGCGACGAAATCAGAGCGGCCGCAGCCGCAGCGGGTCAAAGTATGCAAAGCTATATTTTACAGGCTTGTGCCGAAAGAATGACCCGTGATGGATTCACCCCGGCGGAATCCGGGGAAGAAGGGGGACTATAGGGGGTTACTGGGGAGAGTTCTAGCCTGCTAGGTTAAAGCCCTACACCTGCTTCTCACTCCCGTTAGGTGGAGAATCTGACCCCTCCGGCAAATGTCCAAAACCGGCCCGGATGGAGCAC